TCTTCTCCCACCTTTGCTGTACGACATTCTCTCTCAAGAAACCAAGAAGGAAGAGAATCTTTATCCACTCCCCAAGATGTTGTTCCTACAGTGTTGATGAATTGTGTCTTTGTGCCATCTCTGTTCTCTTTCTTTTTGTCTTCTAAATAAAATCCCACTTTGAACTTCATCTTTGTTTTCACTTCCTCAATCCAAAAGTCCACTCTCACTGTGTCATTACCATCTTTAGATTCTCCAAGATATTCTGTCATCTTAGAATCTTCTTTGAGTTCAATGCCCAATACATCTTTGTACTCTTCAATTGTAGGATTGATAGCAATTACGTTTGCTAGAAATAGTCCCACTTTCTTTTCATAGTTTTCTGTTTGCTGTTTTTTTGATCCGCTGATACTCATCTTTCTTGATTTTTATTGTTTATTCTGATACTCTAAGTACTTCTTCCCAAGCTTTTCTAGATTCAATAGGAGAGTTAACATACTCCCTAAGAGCATTCATTCCTTGATTAATTGTAGTGAACGGAATTGATCTACATCCTACAGTAATTACACATCCTCTTGATAAAAACTTAATGTTTATATCATGTAGAGAAAGAGCATGTTGCTTTCTTTCTTTTAAATATTCTTCTTGTAAATATTCTTCGTGCTGAATTAAACCAGGCATTTCTTCTTTGTCCATTTTTTCTTGATTTTTAATTATAATAATTGTTAATACTATCCACCACCATTTGTAAATTATTAGGAATTTTCACTTCTGCAAACATTCCATCAGGAGACTTGGCAGGAAACTTCTTGTAACGATTTGTCAACAAGCTATAAATCATTGTTCCTTCTTTAGTTTCTTCCACATGAGTGTATAAACACACTGTAAGAAGTCCTTCTAAAAGAATCTGATTGTCAATAAGCTTGCCTGCTGTCTTTATCTTCCATCCCACAATATCTCCACCATCTTCTATAGTTTCTGGATGTGTGAAATAAAATACAATAATATCTTCTCTAAGTGTTCTTGCTTCTCTAAAGAGCTCCACCATATCTTTAGCCATTAAACTAAATTTCTCATAGCCCTTCTCTGTTGCTTTAGCCACCATATTAAATCCCATAATGTAATTAGAGTCTTCAATAATGATGTTTTTAATGTGAGGAGCTTTGTCTGAAATAGTGCGTAACAATCTAGAGATTTCATTAGCATCATCCACTTCCTTGTAATTCTTGTTCTCTTTGTTGTAAAGTTTTTCACTTCCTTTAAAGGGCAACTCTTTCTTAGCTACATTAATAATGTACGTTTCTTCTGGATTTAAGTATTTGATGGATGTAGACTTCCCTGTCCCTGTTTCTCCAACAATACCAATTAATTTACTTGCCATGTTTATTTGATTTTTAATTGATTTGATTATAAAGATACGTCAATAATCTCAGAAGTTAAAATAGTTTCTGCATATATACAAGCAGGATTAATTTTCACTGATTCCTTCATGTCGTTAATTCTTTCTAAACTATTACTTCCTGTAACATATTTGTCATTAACTCGTAATTCGTACCAATTCTCTTGTCCAAGTTTCTCAATTCTGAGAATTTCAATTTTCATAATATTTGATTTTTGATGCGTCTAATAATTCTAAACTTTGTTTAATTTTCTTTAATTCTGGAGCCTCATTTAAACATAAAATGTGTAAATCAGCTTTCTTTCCTCTGTAGTCAAGCTTGATGGCTCTATTAAGAATCTGCGATGTTTCTTCAGCATTGTATGTGAAGTTTAACAGAATAACAGAATCTAAATCACTGTATGTCACTCCCATCTTACCCATAGCAGCTAATGCTAAATGATTGAATGTTCTTTTCTGAAACTCCTTGTAATTATCATCATTCTTTGATTTAGAATGATAGGAAGGAATACCAATCTCATCAGCCACTTTAGCAAGTCCTGTAAACACCAACACTCTTTTATCAGAAAGACTATCTAAAAGCATTCTTAAGTGATTCATCTTTCCTATAGAAGACATAGAGAGCCTGTTTCTTGCTAATGCTAAATGCATAAAGTTTTCTTGTTTTCTCTTTAATGTCTCAATCACCCATGTGTAGGCTCTGTATTTCTCTTTTTCAGTTTTCTTCTTGCCATTCTTGTCTTCCATCTTGACAACATCGTCTAGATCCATTATGTGAACAGAGATTTGATAGTCTGCAAGAATTCCGTCTTCTATACCATCAATTGTACTATAGACACCAATCCTATCTAAACACCACTCCTCATCTGTTTCAACACTCACTGTTCCTGATAGAGCAAGTGTATTGTTGCTTCTGCTTATTATTTCTTCACAATATGAACGCTCTGTGCTGCTGGCAGCATGAAATTCATCAATAATAAAGAAATCTGTTCTATCCATAGTGTGTTTCTTCAGAGAGCTGAAGTTAACATATCTAATGTTGGGGTTGGAATATTCCCATTTCTCAAACTCAGAAATCCATACGTCTCTAAGTTTGTTGTCTGGATAGGCAACTAATACATTTATAGGACTGACAGGAAGTTTTTTTAGCACTTCTATAGAGATTCTGCATTTACCTATTCTCATAGCCAATTCCAAATATCCTACAGAATTGTCTTTAAAGAATTCTAATGTGCTGTTAATAAATCTTTCTTGTATTTCATCTTGTTTTGTCATTAATACATTTTTATAATTGTTCCATTATCGTCTGTTATTCGAATAACGTTTAGTTCTTGTTCCAATCGTGATGTCACCATTTCAAATACATATTGTACACTTCCCATCATCATTTGTATAAACATAAAAAATTGATCTTTCGCAAGTTCATATTTCCTATCTCTATGCTCTTGATAATATACATACAATACATCTATAGGATTTTTAGACATCATAATGTCTATGTATTCTTGTTTAGTCATTGTTTAAAAAGTATGTCTTATTAATAATACTCTCATAGTCTGCATCAGTGATGTCTTTCTTCTTAGGAAGCTCCTTGAACATTCCAATATTACCTAAGAAACCAAGTCCTACACGTAAGTCATCCTCACCATAACTATTCTTAATAAGTCTGAGGCTCCTGAAATATTTAGCACCAAATTGATCTTTGAGTTTTGAGAGTTCATATCCAGAAGGATCTGCCACTTTATATCTCATAGGATCAAATAGTGCCAATACAACATCTGCGTCATTTTGTGTAGAGGAACTCTCTGCAAAGTCTTCGAGCTGAGGCTCTACGTCACCATTTTTGAGTCTTGTGACATTAGAGATACTTCTGTTAAACTGACTCACAACCACTGGAGAATAGCCATAAAAGTCTCTTACAAAACGAAGCTCATCACCCATTTTATCAATAGCATCTTTCTTTGTAGGATGGTCTTTTGTTGTCTTTAAGAGCCCTACGTGATCTATGATGACAAGTGTCACTTCGTTCTCATTGTTAGGAATATAAATCTTGTTGTATTCATCCACTTCTTCCACTACACCATTTTTCATAGCATGAGCTCGTAATTGCTTTGATATTCCTATAGGGTTTTCTGGACCATCTATAATGGTGACAATGTCCATCAATTGATTAATGTAGTCTTCATACATCATAACAAGATCGTGCTCGTCTTTAGTCATTAGTTCTGTCCATCCTAAGATTTTAGAAATGGGAATAATAACACCATGGTCTAGAAATATCTTTCTACTCACCCATTTAGAGAGTTTGTATGTTTTACTTCTCTCCATAGAACGATAGATGATTTTCAGTTTTATGTCAGACTTGTTCTTAGAAATATACCAATCTACAGGATTTAGAACATATGCATCATCAATAAACGATGTCTTGCCTGAACCTGTATTCCCACCAACAAGAGTGTAAATACGTTTTCTGATTCCTATATAATTGTTAAGACGAGGAAATCCCATAGGAATTCCTTTATTCTTACCAAGCATACCTTTCTCCACCTCGTTTCTCAATTGCTCAAAGCTCATATGTCTGTACTCCCTTCTATTTCATCTATTATTGTAATTTTGTTTCCTTCTCTAATAAGCTCTACAAAAGATTCGTATGTTTTTTGATTCAAATATGTTAATGAATTTTGCATAAACGTAAGAGCATTTGATTTTGTTAATACAGATTTTTCTTTCTTCTGTAACACTTCAAATTCTAATGCTGCAATCAATTCACTAATTGTATATTCTCCTTCAGACAAAATCTTTTCAAGCTTTTCTTTACATTCATCTTTCTTAGTTCTAAGACTTCTTCCTCCTGAGAAAGATTTGTTCTTGTGTGTGAATGTATCTGTGCCTGGATAGGCTTTCCACCATCTATCAAAAGCATCTTCACTAGTTTTTCTTCTTTCATAAACAACAACATTACTATTGTCATTCTCTCTATAGAAAGCTAGAAGGTTTTGTCCTTCTAGCATTAACATTTCCTTCTCGCTGATAAGTTGTTTTCTTATAATCAATTGACGAAGAGCTTTGAGTTTTGGTGTGTCACAAAACTTCTTTAAATCCACTTCCTTTTCACACATCTCCAAAAGAAATATCACATCTAATGAATATCCTTTCTCAATAATGTTCTTGAATTTTGTTAGATTCATGTTCTTCTTGGTTTATGTTAACAATAATTTTTGCAGGACTTCTTCTCAATTCTTCGTAAAACTCTTGTTCTATTCTTAAAGCCTCCTCTCCAAGAAAAATCATTTCTTGGAGGTGGACTCTTTCGTAATCTTCTTTCTTAAAATCTTGCATTTTAATTCTCTTTTGTTTTTCACTTCTATTTTAGTAACAGGAATTCCTATTTTTTGACAATACAATTGTGCAATTTCTACGTCTTCTTCAGAATATGCAATAGCATGTGTTTTGTTTTGTAATTCGAGAAGCAAAGGCTTTGCATAAACAGTGATGACACTTACGTATTTTCTTCCTTCATGTTTAGGATCGAGATGTTTTAATTGATAAACTTTCATTAGAATAAATTTAATTGTTGAGGGTTTATTTCTGCTCTTCTTTTCTTTCCTTCTGTTTGTATCTTGTGTACAATTCTATTTGCTTTTTCTATGTAATACTGATAATCAATGTTGTCTAGAGAATGGTCTTTAGTTAGATGATTACATACGTGCATCACCCATACACCTGCTTCCACTTGTGATACATCAGCAGCATTAGTTGTACATTCAGGATTTTTCACCTTCAAGAGTTTTTCTCCTGTCACTGATACGTAATATCTGATGAGTTTGTTATAGATGGTTTTTTCACCTCTTGCTCTATTTAGTCCTTCATAGTGGAAATCTTTTGAAGCCTTCTGTCTAATACAAAAATCAAAGATATTATCATGAGAATGAATGGTATCAGCAATAGGGATGCCATCCACATAATAACGCTTAAGAGCAATAGGAACAATCCTAGCACTTTTGTTCTTGTGTAATTCAAAATCTGTAAGAAAATCACCTTTAAGTTTAACTTCGCCATCTGTTTTTATTGCAATATAATCATTCACTGTAGAAAATATGATTTTAGAATAATCTGTTCTCTCCAATTCATATTTTGTAATATCACACCACCAAGAGTTAATTGCTTTCATCACTTCTTCTTGCTCTTTCTTAATTCTAATAGTGACACCATCTGTATTAGCAGATATGACACGAATTCCTCTAAGTTCATATTGCTCAATCAACATCATCAAAGACATTTCTCCTGTAATTGTAGTAAACATTGTCAACTGCCTATCATATATCCAACTCTGCATATCAGAAGACTTTCCATAAACACTATTAACTGCAAGCTTCAATGCTCCTACAATTCCTTTAATCTTCTTATCTTTCTTAGCTAAAGGTTTTAGTTCAAGTCTCTTATTAAACATTTGTTTATATCCTCTAAGAAATTCTTTCCCTAAGTGTGCAGGATATTTACCATTGTTGATAATAATTGCTGGATAGTATGCATCCCAGCCTCTGTAATCTTTCAATTACAGCTGGACTATATCATCATTTAACTTTAATTCTTTTTTCCAAACAAACCCATAAATTGAAGGTTTGTGACCTGAACAAACTGAGTATATTTGCTGCCATTTATAAGATTGATTGTTTTCTATTACTTCCTTTACAGAATTCCATCTTCTTACAAACTGTCCATCTTTACTATACTGATCAATATAATATTTAACTGTAGCTTCTGAAACTTTTTTAGCCATTTCTTTAGTAGCTTCTGGATTATCTTTCCAATGAGTGTGACTAACTTTTAGTCTTTCTTTTGGATCAGAAAATCTTTTAATTTGAGCATCACTAAGTTTTTTTCTTGTTTCTTGAGAAACAATACATCCTGTTTCAGAATCTTCTCTAAAATTATATCCTTTACTTCTGTCAGTACATTTAAAGATCTTTTGCCAATATAACTCTCTACTTGCTAATTGATCAAGTGTTGTATATTCTAAAACAAAGTAGTGAAAGTTATCTTTTCCATATTTGTGCCAAGCATTTATAAGATGATCATTTTCTTCATCTCTTCTCTTTTTATTCAATTGAGTTATGTGTTGTTTAACTCTTGAATAAATGCATTTAGCTTTTCCAATATAGACTTTGTTATTCACTTTATTTGCTATACAATATATTCCACTTTTGTTTAAGTGTTCTTTTCTATTCAATTTCATGTTACAAACATATGTAATTACATGGATAGAACCAAGACACTTATATTAATTAATAGTTAAAGTTCCCTGTTTAGTCTCTGAACCTTGATCTATTTCATTATAGACCCTTGGCTGCGGATTGTCCAATCTTAATCTTTTTTACCATACCTGAGTAATTATTTCAGCCACCGTATGTATCTCTACTATAGTTTGGTAGATTAAGCTCTAAGGAGGTTCCCGTCAATTTAAGGAATTTTAGTTTCGCCATATCGTTAACGAAACATCCCAATCAATAATCAAATGTTCATCATCAGCTTCAAATATCTTAGGAGAGTTTTCTGTATGTAAGCCACCTTTCATGAATGAATACACATTGTTATAGAAATGTATTTCTTCTTTGAAATCATCTTGCATTCCTAAAGAAGCACCCTTCATTCTTTCTAGAAAACTTTTGAGAAGAGGAGTTTGGAATTTGACATAGGAGGCTATACAATTCTTTACAGCTATTGATTTTCTGAAATATCCCTTTTTGGGAAGATCTTTGTAATCAATACGTTTCTCTTCACAATAATACTTCTTAATCATCTCATCACCAATCTTAGAATCAGAATAGTTTAGACAAGGAATATTGAATTCTTCCTGTATATCCATTCTTAGTTCTATTTGATTGTTTCCTCTATAGAGCGGATGAGTGGTGTCACCAATGGTTATCTTGTAGAATTCATATGTTGCCATAATATCATTCTTACAATAATCCCTTGTCAATTGTCTCTCTTCAAAAGTCATGTTCTCTTTGAGATGATGAACAGGCATTTCTTCTATATTCTCAAGATCCATTTCAAACTCAAGTCTCTTCAATGACACTCTACGATTTTTATTGTCGTAGTGATGTATTTTGAACAAGTCGATTTGCTTCAATGTTAAATTGTGTTCACTGTATTCAGGTAACACCTCATAATTTGCATCATGAATAACATCTGCTGCTTTCTGAGCAATCATCGCTGCTAGTTCTAAAGAACCATAAGAATACCATTCTTCAGCGTTACGAAGAATCCATTCTACCACTTGACTGTCAAATCGTAGATTGTTATATCCCACCCAAAAACAGTCTGAATGAGTTTCTGTAAATGAAATAAACGAATGTAACTCATCTCTCTCAGCACTAATTTCAAACTCGAAATACATGTCTGTAGAGGGTTCGTAAATTCCTATCAGAAACATCTCCTTGAGAGTTTCTATGTCAAAAATTAGTAATTTCATGATTAATTGATTAAATCATCTATAAAAATACCATGTTCTTCTAACGTAATATTAATAAACTCCCGCACTTTGTCTAAAAGTTCATACTGTTTATCTATAGAACTACTGTCATCATCAAGAGAATTCTCTATTAAATGCTTCATGTTGTGTTTAATTTCCCATAATGCTAATGCAAGATCTGTAGACTTAGTTGCTCTTAAATGGGACATTTGGTCTTCCATTTCATCTAAATTAAATTCCAAAATTGCTTTCATGTTGTTTTGTTTTTGTTTTTGTTTTTGTTTTTATAAACGGTAATATAATACTCAAAATACATATATTTCGTATCATTTATGACACATTACGCCCAAAAAGGTATTATTTTACTGATTTTGTGTAAAAGTCAACACAATGTATATGAAATATTTGAGTGTAAATATTTTCATTCCAATTGTCTCCATTGCGACAAAGATATTCAAAATGTCCTTCATAATCAGATGGATATTTAGAAACATATGGATGAAATCTGATGAGTTTTGCTTGTGGAATTTCCATATCAACACCACAATATTCATCTAATGCTCTTTGCATGTCTTTAAAATCTGCTACAGCTAATACAGGATGACCATTTTCTCTGTCATGTGCTACGTATATTGTATTCATTAGTCTATTATTAAATCTAATATTGATTGTTTACATAAATGTATTTCATTTTCTATAGAGCCACCTTCTTCTATTGCTTCTTCACACAAAGTTACAAAATAGAGTATTTCTTCTTTGTGTTCTGGACAATCTCTTATAATTTCATTTGCCCATTTTTTTAATTCTTTCATATTATTCTTTATTTAATCGTTTAACAAGTTTTTTCATTGCTTTGAACATTCCATAAGTTAGTTGAAACCTTTGTTTTAACTCTCCAGATATCTCAACATCAAACCCCTCACCATTATGCCATTCAACCACTTCTATAAAATCATGTTCTTTAGAAAGAACATCAAATTGTTTAAGCTCCGCAAATGCAGCTTTTCTTTCATAGATTTCAATCTCTTTCTTCATTTTGTTTGTTTAAATGATTTAATATAATCATCAAAAAGTATTGGTTTGTGATTTTCATCATCTATAGTCATTCCTTGCCAGAGAGCCTTATTCCAACATTGATGCATGTGTTCTTCTGTATAAAGAGTTTCTTGAGCTTTTTCATATCCTTTCTTCCACCAAGATTTCTTATCATCTGCACCAATAGTGGTGGTTTTAAATTCACCAAACTCATCCATCAGATGATTTAACAATTCTTTAGTGGCTAATTCATCCACAACGTCTTTCTTAATTAGTTTAGCATAAGTTGTAATGTCAGTATTACCATCAACCTCTTCCCATATTTCATAAAATACAAAATCTACATTTGGATAGGCTCTTATCCTTGATTCTATGTCATCAAACACTCTGCCATCTTCTTCAATTTGTTTAACATCATCAGGGTGTAATGGAAGATAATTCACTAAAGATTCGTTTCCATCAAGAATATCAATAGGATGTCCTATGTATTGCACCATCCATTTATTGTCTATTTTTCTTAATATTCCTTTCATAATTTATTTTTTAAATGTTTCAAAATCTCCTTTGTAATTGATAGTTAGTTTAAACGATTTACCACATTCGCAATTAACCTTTGTAATCCAAGATTTGTTTCTATTGATGCGATGGAAGTATTTTTCATCTTTATCAATGTGCAATTTTGTGCAATATGGGCAATTAAAATCACTTTGTGCAATATCAATGAAGAAATTCTTAAATTCTATCATATCTATTTTAATTTAGTCTGTAAATAAAATAATATAATCTTCTGTTAGTTCTTGCGTTTCTGTGAATTTTTTAATCCATCCATCGTATTGTAATTTATTCACATTCACTCTAAACACTTTGTTTTGCACCTCAGTTTCTATTTCATCTGGTAAATACCATGCAATGTGGTCCAATTCATCTGTAAAAACATTATTAGAATCATTCCAATTATGTTCTGAATTTCTTGCAATGAAATAAACTATTGCATTATTATTAATTGCAAGTGTGGGGGTTAAATATATTTTAGTCATTTGTTAAAAGTTTTGTTGAAATAATCTTCTGCCCTATTAGTATTTTCCACATTTTGATTAGTTAACCAAATATCACCTAAGTCTTCGTTACCATCCTTATAACCTTGATTATAGCCATTTTTAACTTCTTCTTTGTGCATTTCTTTTGCTTGGTCTTTCAATTTATTAATAAATAATCTTGCTTCTGTAGAAACATTTATTTTATTTATTTCTTGTGCAAACCATTCTACTGATGTCATTTTTTAAAAGTTTTATGAATACACTCCATATTCTATTCTATGTAATAAATTTTCTACTATCTTTAATCCTGCTACATAATTCAACAATTCATTAGGAATCATGTTTCCTAACGCAGGAACAGGTGTTGACAACCAATGTTGGAATTTCTCCTCTTCATTGTTAAACACCATTAGTCCATATTCTAACACTTCTTGTTTATTCATTATTAAATTTTTCTATTAGTTCTTCATTAGTGTAATACTTTCTAGCACTTCCTTTAACATAAGGTCTTTCTTGTGTTGTATACCAACCTTTGTCACATGCATACCAATGATTATCTTGTAACCATATTAAAAATTCCATCATAATAATTCGATTTCTTTTTTTACATCTTCCCAATAATTAATTCTTTTTTCAAAACATTCTTCTTCCATTCCAAACATATCATCGTTAAGAATTTCATCAACTGCAATTATTGCACATTGTTTGGCATTTTCAAAATTACCGTTATGATTTACATCTGAATAATATTTAAACTTATCTACTAATTCCTTTGCTTTTTCTCTTGGTGATAATATCATATTATTTTGTTTTTAAATTTGTCAAGTTTCGCCCCCTGTATCCTTGACATAAGAATGCTCAAGGTACACCTTGATGACAGCTAAGCTTTGAGGAAGCCACTCTTTGCTAGTTCAATTAATTTAATCAAACAAGCTAACTCTGATTCTTCGTATGTTTTATAATAATTAGAAGTTATTTCGTTCATAACATCTACATATATTTCATAAAAGAATTCTTCATTGAAATGGGTTCTAACAGATGATATAATGTTATACTTCTCTCTAAACCATCTAAATGCTTGTTGGTAAAGTGGTGCTGAACACACTTGTCCATGATATTCTTCATGTGATTTACATTGAGTAGGATAAAATGTTTTATCATTATGATATAGTCCTAAACAAGGTTCATCAAATCCTAATTCCTTCATATCAAGACTCTGTTGATATGGAATAAATTCTTTTTCTATATCATTCATAATAAATAGTTTTTAATCTTTGTTTTTTCCAAACTTGAAGGAGTTCTTTTGTTGTTTTTTCAACAAGTAAATAATTACCGTCTTTCACAAATAAAAGTGAGCTTAACCATTCATTAAACTCAACTACATCATCATCTGAATAAGGATGTGTTTGTTGAGAATGATTGTAACCTAATAAAAAATTTATTTTTGCTCTAACTCTATCTAAACCCCACTTACCTTCTATTTCTGCAACTTCTTTTGCCATTTCTTCAACTTCATCCACCACTTGAGGTATTTCTTTAGAGGGGTCATTTGTTGCTATCACTTTTAAGAATTGTCCTTTCTCAAAAGACTCTATTGCATATTTTGAAGTGCCTATGAATTTGAGAAATGGATGAAACGTACTGTCTGTTGTATCCCATACATTTAGCTCATGGATGTCTTTTATGACACCTCCTATATAGAAATCAAATCCATTCACTGTTTCTTTAGAACAAATATGTTCTTCACTAGTCTTTCTGTTGATTAACTTATATTTCATTTTTTCTTTTTAAATTGCTTAAGTATTTCTTTAAATCTATTATCGTTTTCAGTTTGGTCATCAAGTAACTCTAATCCAATTAAACCACAAGACTTATCATACATTCCTCTCATAT